CATAGACCGGTGTGCCGTCGAACAACGCGCCGACCTGGCGGATCGAATTCTTCACGCGGCGATCCGAGGCGTATGCGGTGCCGGCCGCCTTGATGCTTGAACCGATCGTGTTCCAGTAGTTGGCCGCGTCGGCCTGCGCTGACTGCGCGATCTGATTGTTGGAAGCAATGTTGCCTTGTGCGATGTCGCGCGCGGTCTGCGTTTTGCCGCTTGCGACGTTGCCGTACAGGTTGGTGAGATCCTGGCCGTAGCCGGTGTAGACGCCAGCACTTTGTGCGCCGCTCGCGCCAGTTGCGGCTGCGATCTTGTCGTATGCACCCGCGACATCGCCCGAGATCCCACGACCGCCCGTGAAAAGATTCTGGTAGGCGTTGGCCGTGCCTGTCGCCCAGGGCAGCTGTGCGTTGACGGCACCGATACCGAGTTGTCCGAGCGTGCCGTAGGCGCCCGCGAGCGCCGTGCCGGCCTGCAGCTGTGGCGTGACGAAACCCTGCAGGCGGTTGAGATAATCCTGCCACTGCGTGCCGGCGATATCGCTCGATCGCTGCACGAGTGCGGCCGCAGTGTTTCCAGATTGACCGATGCCGAGTTGCGATGCGCGCGCCAGCGTCTGCTTGGCGGCCTGCTCTTGCTGCCAATCGTAGCCGGTACCGGGGAGGAAATTGGCGCGTGAGGCCGCGGCCGCATCAGTGCCCTTCAAGCCGAGCGCGGCGTAGTACGCATCGATCGCCGGTTGGTAGCTCGCGCCGAGATCGCGCAGCGTATTGACGCCGCCCTGGCCGGCTTCGAGAGCTCCCGCCGTACCGGTCGCGGCATTGCTCGCGCCCGATGAGAAACTATTGATCGCTGCCTGCAGCGGATCGGTTGAAACGCCCTGCAGTGTCGTGATGGCATTGCCGTAAGCATCCTTCGCACCGCTAAGCCCAGTAGCAATCGAGCTCAGCGCGCCAGCTTGTCCGGTGCCGAGCGCGCCGAGGCCGGCGGTCTGATACGTGTCGTAGGCCTGGTTTGCCGTCTTGCCATAGGTGTTGAGCAAGGCCGCATTTCGTTGCGCCGCCTGCTCGGCTTCGTCCGAGCCGGACAGAAAATCAAAGAGTCCCATCAGAGTCTCCTATGGCGCCGTTGCCAGCAGCATGATGTTGTTGGGCAGTGTCGGCACCGTTCCCGCTACTCGGGACATGCAATCTTGCTTCAAGCTCGGCTATCCGCCGGTTCGCTTCTTCCAGCTGTGACGAAGTTACGGCCAATTGAAATACGTAGTTGCCTATTAGAAACTTGATTTTGTCTTCGGGGGTCAGCATGCGTTGTGTTCTTAGAACATTGGGATCCATCGCGTCGCTCCTCCTGTTCCCTTTACCTTCATCCACTCCTGCACGGTTGTGTGCGACCCGGTCGGGCCGACAGCGGTCAGGGCGGTGGCGACTGCACCGTTGGCGGCAAGCGATGCTGGCTGCAGGTTGATGCTGGCTTGCACGTTCAAGTCCTGGCAGGTGACGCTGCCATCCTGGAAAACGAAGAACGCATTGTAGTAAGGGTTGGCCTGTTGCTTAAATGCCGTGCCGTGGCCGATGTAGTTGCTGTAGAGCGTCGTGTCGACCGGAATGCTGAACACGTTCGGGCTGACGACGGTGATGATATAGTCTATGCCACTAGGGCCGTTGAGGCTTGAGATATGCTGGTTAGCAGGCGATGCCGGAGCATTCATACCGCCGATGGCATAGAGCCTCACTGTGTCGCCGCTAGTGTAGTTGTGCGGCGGCCCGGTCGTTATTTGACAAGGATTCTGCTTGCTGATGTTTACGATGTCGATCAGTGCCGGCAAGATCGTCGGCCGACTGTAGATAAAGGGAAAGGTTGGCATGACCGTAGCCGGGAAACCGGCATTGCCGATCGCAAAACCGACATCACGACAGCCTTCTATCGTGACGCCAGCGCCCCAGTACAGTCCATCAATAGCGTGAATTAAGAGAGCTGTGCCAGCGTTGCCATACCAAGCTTCGTGACTGATTATAGATCCCTTGACATCCCCGTCACACGCTCCTCGTGTGATGGCATAAAGACCAACCCCACCCGCACCGGAAACGCCGTAGCCAGACGAAATAATGCCGGCGATGCCAAAAGAATCCATGCCGGCCTGGTATTGTACGCAGCCACCTATAACCCCACCGATCGACCCGCTGGTCGTAGTCCCAGCACGAGCAATTGCCTCGCCCACAATGGCATGGCCAAGACCGGTGCCGCCTGGATTGGTATAGGCTGGCGTGAATTCGACGCTGGCGTAAATCGCACCCGTGCCTGGACCCTCTTCGCCTGGATTAAAAACCACGCCGGGAAATAGTGTTGTTGGATCGATGACACTGAGGTTGATACCATTGAGGTTGATACCAGAAGTCAGATCCTCAAAACGTCCAACGAAATCTCTCAGCCACGAATACCAATCGGGATCCCATCGCTTGTTGTCGTCGACGACCTGAGAAAACGCACTGAGGATGACCGGTCTGGTTGATGGCATGCTCAGCCTATGTCCGAAACTTTTGCTGAAATTTGCTGGTAGGCGGCCATGAACCCGACATAGACCGGATCGCTAATGTCGAGGCGCCAGCGTCGCCCGTTCCAACTGCTGCGACCGGTGCAAGAAATCAGCGACACCAATTGCCGCTGCTGCTCCTGGCGGCCGAGCTTGCGGATGATTGGCGCGTAGTAGGTTTGCCCGCCATCGTCGGTCCACGAGATTTCGACGACCGGATCCGTTTCCATCGGCTCCAGTGGCGACAGCAGCGTCGCAGTGCCGCCGGATGTATAGGCATTGGCGAACAGCGAACCGGTCAGCTGCAGCGTCGTCGAATTGATGACGGTGGCCGGCCACGTCCCGTTGGCCTCGATCGTGCCGGCGACGCCCACGATCTTTACCGCGTCGCCATTGTGATGCCGGGCGGTGTTGGCAATGACGACCCTGATCTGGTGCGCGAAGCTTGCACCGGCATCAAAAACATTGATGATCTTTTCTTGATAGTTTGCCTGCGTCACGCCGACGCCGGTAACGAATTCGAAATCGGCGCGGCCGACACGAGCTCCGACCGGAAAATTTTCCACGGCGCCGGACTCGAGCCGCCAACGGAACGGGAGCTCGAAGGCATCGGATATGATGCCGCCGGACACGTAGGTGTTGCCGAAATCGCTGCCCACGAGCTCGATGTGCGTTTTGTTTATGAGCGACGTCGTCCAGATGTTGTTTGCTTCGGTCGTGCCGACAACGCCGGACACGATCACCTTGGGGCCGATCGTGGCTGCATCGAGAACGGTTAGCCTGACCGGGTCCGCTAGCGGAGGAGTAAAGTTCGAAGTCCACCGCGCCGTCTTGGAAAAGCGAAACTGATCGATCGTGCCGACCCAGAAGACAGAGAAAAAAGTATCCTCAAAACCGCCAACGGTCATCACGCTGCTGGAGTCATTGATCGATGCGCCTGGCGGAAGTGCAACGCTGCCTTCCAGTATCCCGTCGATGAACAATAGCAGCGTGTCGCCAGCACGCACAGCAGCGCAATGATGCAGACCGATATTGGTCGTGCTGTTATACTTGGTAATTCCATTGACCTTAAATTCTGTGCCTCCCACAAACACGGCAAAACCGATGCCGTCGCCTTCGACAGTGTTGTTGCGCAGCACGTACCAGGCGCGGTTGACGTTGAGCCCTGTCGCAGAATCCATCTGCCCAGCGAGACCGTTCTGCGTGCCGATCGGTGTCGTGCAATAGAAGAAAAAATCGACCGTGAAATCGCTGGTGCCGATGGTGAAATCAACGCTGTCGGGTGTGTGGATGCAGGAGCCGGCGCCGCCAAAGAGTGCCGCCCCGCTGCCATACTTTTTGATCGCAGTATCGATCTGCGCCCCGATGAAGGCCGTCCAAACGTGCGCGCCGCCGCCGGCATTGCTATCTATGAATGTAGTCGAGCCATCGGGTTGCTCGTCAAAGTTCAGCATCACCTTGGTGAACAAATCATTCCTGACCGGTGATCGCACTGCTCCGCTGATGGGCTGCGATCGCGGCGGCTCGGTGTGAACAGCGTCGGTGATCTCGTGGATGTTGCCGGTGACCGTGTCACCACACAACCAGCGGCCGAAAGCGTAGGTGCCGCCGATGATGCGCGAACGCGATTGCAGATAAGAGTCGCGCTCGGCCCAGCGCTGCGTGTTGAGATCGAACACCCATGACCAAGTCAGTGACGACAGGATCAAGAACGCATGTCCGCGACTGATGAAGGACGAGAACTCCAGATCGCGTTTGTTGGCTACATCTTCGATCAGTCCATCGAGATCGGGACTGCTGATTTTTTGCGGCGTGTAGCCGTTGAGCATGACGACAGTGTTGTCGTCGGCGACCCAAACGAGGTTGTGACTGAAATTGTCCTCGAAGCCGGTCACGCAATACGGGCCAGCCAGGCCGCGTGGAATGACGACGCCGACGCGCTGAAACGGGAACGGTGTCGTGCCGGCGTTCTGCCAGACCTCGGTCGTGAACGGCCCGAAAAGATACAGCTGACCGGCCCAAGGAACTGCGCGCAGCAAACCATCCGGTTTTGATTCTGCGTTTGCGAACGAAAGTGGATCGACATTGGTATCTTGGAAATCCGATGCGAACACGCGCCCGTCGGAAATCGTATAAACGAAATAGCCATCGAGCTGGCACACCGAATTCGGCGCCGGCAGATCGGCGTCGTAGTTCATCGTGATGGTCGTGGGCAGATCAAACTTGGCATAGTTGCCGTCCACATCACAGAACACTTTCTGCGGCGTCGGCGCGGAATTGTTGCGCGCGAAGAAACCCTTCGCGCTGCCGGTGAGAGCTCCCATGTCGACGGCGGCGCCGCCGGCCCCAGACAGCGTCACCATGCGATTGTTGAACGCGCAAAAAAGCGTTCCGTTGACTTCCGTCGCACCGCGAAAGCCGACTTGGGTCGTCGTGCCGAAATTGAGCATGCCTGGCGCACGCCGGAAAATTGCCGGCGCGGGAGCCGCCGGCCCGAGCGGCTCGATGTAGGCATTGATGATGCGCCCGCTTGCTTCCTGGCTGTGACCCGACGTCCCAGGAAAGCTGCTGTCGGGGAACGGTACTTGCGTTTGACCGAGCGGCATTACGTTCCTCGCGAGAAATTGCCGATCGGCGTGCGCGTGCGATTCCCACGCAGCTGACCGTCGGTGCGCAGTACCTGGCGCGTCGAGGCCGGCCGGCCAATGATGCGCAGCGTGAGCTCGGCCTTGTCAGCCAGCTGCGCGAGCGCAGGGTCGCTGGCGAGATTGAATGCGGGCGCGCATTGCCAGGCGATCCATGCCGCCAGCGACAAAAATATTGCGTCCTCGATATCGCCGCCCGTCGGCGGATTTGAATCTCCGGCATCGGGAACGTAGACGATGCCGAGCGCAGCGAGCGTAGCGAGGCTAGGGTCGACGATGCCGTCGACCCTGCTCACTGCCTCGTCGCCGGGAGCCTGCCCAGGCACGAGCACGCCCAGGTTATCGAGTGTTTGATCGACGAGCTCGCGGCGTGTTCTGGACATTAGTAGTCCTTCTCTGCAGAAGATGCCGCTTTGCGTTCCTTGCTTTCCGCGGCGAGCTCCTCGTCGCTTTTAGGCGCCGCAGTGCGCGCCTCAACCGAGTCGTTGTAGAGGAAGTTGAACAGAAAACCATACGACGTCCCGCCCGCGATCGGCGGATCGAAAAATACGTGCAGGCCTTCCTCGTCGGTAAACGGCGGCCGCTTCGGATCGAGCATACGCGCGTTGCCGCTGACCTCGGTCACAGCGTCGGGCTCCTCACTCAAGCCGAGGCAACCCCACTCGATCACGAGCTCATTGAACGCCGCGACGGCGCCCACCTGCACCGACGCCTGTACGGGGATCAGAACGGATCCGAGCACGAGGCCCTCGGTATCGGCCTTCGGTGCTGCGGTCGCACCCTTGCGCTTCTTCGCAGTCTTGGTCTTTTCCTTAGCCATTGAACGGCACTCCCGGTTTGAATTGCGAAACGAAAAAACCGGCGCACCCCAGGATGGAGCGCGCCGTAGGCTGGGGGTTTATGCGGCAGGATTACCGAGCGTGCTGGCACCGCCAGTGATGCGGACAGCGAGCCGGTTATCGACCACCTTGACGCCGTAGAGCACGTCGAGGCGATAGTTGCTCACGTCGTTTGCACCATCGTAGTAGGGGATGACGCGAACGCTGGTGCCCTTATAGCTCTCACGAGCAACATCGACTGCGCCAGGCGGGCGCACCATCGGCACAACGACCAGCGCGAAAGCGTCGCGGTGGAACATCATGTTCTGCCGATAGCTGCCGGCACTGTCACCGACGATCTGCAGCGTGACGCCGACGGTCGGTGGAATGTCCACCGTGCCCCACTGCGGGCCGTCCGAGCCCGACAGCGGAATGATCGGCGGCGTGATCACCAACGTGGCTGCGCCGGCCGTGGCAACGGAGTCGGCGACGACCGTGAACATCTGCTGATAGGGCAGCACGGCCTTCGTCACCGGGTTCAATGCCTTGACGGCGGTGACACCCGTGCCGAGCGTGAACACAGTACCGGCCTTGATGGTACTGCCTGCGGGTGACCAGGCGGCGGTGTTGATCGACATCGTGCCTGGCGTTGCTTCGGTGTTGGCCACTGCAGCGTAGGTCGTGCTGAGCACGCCTGCACCGGCAGCGGCGGCGACTGTCGCCGGCGAGTCCAAGTTGCCGGGACCGACAAACGTCGGCACGTTTTGCGACATGAATGTCGCAACGTCACCGATGCGGCCGATCTCACCCTGGCGATAGGCTTGTGTGCCGATCGCTTGCATGAACAAAGCGGTTTGCGATGCCGCCATTGCCCAATAGCTGTCGGGCGCGAGCACGGCGCTACGCATGTCTTGCGGACATGCTGTTTGATCGAGCCGCTCGGCCGCACGCGCGAAGTCCGAGAACGAATCGATCAGCGCGTCAGCGCCGGTTGCCGGCTGTCCCACCCAGTTCGGAATCTGCGTGAATAGGTTCATCACGTCGACGTCGACTTGGTTGGCGAGCCGGATGAGTGCTGGCCGGATTACGCGATCGGCCAGGTCTTCGATCTTCAACGTCAGTTCGAACGAACTGAATTTGAAATCCACGCCCTTCTGCAGATTGACTTGCAGCGTGAGCTTGCCTTCGGTGACATCTTGCACCGGAGAGGCTGCCACAGCACCGGTTCGCACTGCGAACTGTTGCGGTTTGCGGATGCTGATCGTGTCACCGACGTCGTAGCCGTTGACCTTTTTGTCAAATTCTTCCTCATACCCGCGATAAACCTGGCGGCCCATCACGAGTTCGTTTTCAAGAATTCTCACCGCTGTTTTTGCGATGATACTCGGATTTAAGACGGTGTTAGCCATTTGCCTTGGCTCCTATGTGCCAAGGCTCGGGCCGGTCACTTACAAACGGTCGCCGTAAAGCTTTTTCAGATAAGCGTTCATGGATGCCGTTTGTGATGGCGGTGAAGCACCGCCGCCCTTTAGGGGCGCGATCGGCTTACGAGCCTGTGTCTGCGTTTTCGGGTTTGTCGGCAGCGACAGGCGGCCCTCTAGCCGTCCGATTTCTCGGGCGGCCGCTTCGGGGCTCATGCGGTTGAGTCGAGCGAGCTTGGACTGATCTTTCGCGAGCACGTATCCGATGCGTTCGGATTTTTTGCTCTCAAGCAGCAGGCGTTCGATGTGCGGTGCTACGGGAAGCGTGGCCTTGGCCATCACCTCGCTGTAGTCCTTCACGCGGGATTTGAATCGGTTCTCACGTTCCTTGTGGTCAGCGATCAGATTCGAAACACGTTCTTGCTCGCGATCGATCTGTTGCTTGAACTCTTCGCGGACCTGGCGCGTGACTTGTCGCCGATCTGTCTCCCATGCCTGTCGCGCAACACTGAAACCGACATAGTCGTCCCGGTATTGCGGGTCTGCCTGGTTGGGCGGGTCGCCGATTTGCTGCCACACTTTATATTCGAATGCGCGTTGCAGCTGCTGAGCGTCCGAAGGCACGTCACCGCTTGCGCGGGCACGTAGCGATTCGTTCTCGGCTCTCAGTCGAGTCCGTTCCTCGCGATAGCGCTGGGCGCGCGATTTTTTTTGCTCTTCTGATTCGCCCTCTTCGCTGTCGTCGTCCTGCTCGTCATCGACCGCACCGACGAGATCCTCGTCAGCTGTGGCCTCTGCCTCTGTTGCCTCGCCTTCGGGTTGATCACCCTCCGGCTCCGGCTCGGTAGGAGTCTCAGCGGTCTTTTCCCCTGCTGGCGCGTCACCGGCTGGCACGGGTTTTGGATCGTCTTCGCCATCAACTACCATCTTACGTCCTCACTCAATTTGCCGCCTTTGGAGCGGCGCTCTTCGCGGCGGCTGGCCGATCATCGGCTTGCCTGCCCGAAAT